TTATCGCTGTTTTCTGCATTGCGCTGATGTTCTACACCAACAGCTGTAAGCATTCATGTAGAATGAGAAATCCCGAGCGCGAAGTTGGAAAAAGCTGTTTTTTCCTGCAAATCGCATCACAAAGCCATTTTTCGGGTGCTTTTGAGGCGGAAAACAATGAGAACGGGTGCATTTCGGCGCTTGGGTTAAAATGAGAAAACCGACCGATTTCCGGCCGGTTTTTGTGTTTTTGAGGGTGTTTTGCGACAGGGCTGAAAGAGCCTTGCAACGGCTTTGCAAAACGGGCCATGCCACGCGGCGCGTATTTTTTTTAAACAGAGCGAAAACGGCGGTGCAAAGCCGTTTTTTACACTTTGCAACACTTTTAAAGTTCGCTTTGCAATACAATAAAACAGGCCGCTCCGGAGATGGGGATTCTTCCCCTCTTTGGGGCGGCTAATTTTATTTTAATCGGACATTTGCGTCCGATTAAACTAATTATGTCCGATTAAGTGATAATGCGCGTCTACAACGATAATAGGAATAGATACAAATAGTAGAATGTCCGATTAAAATATGGATTTTAGAACCACTCAGGGTCTAAAACGCCTATCACTTTTCCATTCACGCGCATGTCCTCTTTCATAGGGATCGGTTTGTATTTTTTGTTAAGGGAAAGAAGCACGCCGTTACCCAGTTTTTTGATATACCCCAGCCCATCCATTGTCACAACAACAATGTCTCCCGGCTCTGCCGGTTCAAAGTTCACCAGGGCAATATCACCATCGTGGAACTTTGGCTCCATGCTGTCACCAGAGACTGGGACTGCAAAGGCTGTGCGGCGAATCAGCTCGTTATCCTGCACCATGTATTCTGTAAATGATTCAGGCCCCAAGTATACTCCCAATCCGGCGGCTGAGGACTGTTCCGAAATCTTCAGCGGAGTCATGTTCGGAAAGTCTATTGTATTGCCTGCCAGTTTATCAGGCTCTTTTTCGACTGGTGCGCGTTGAGGAAATTTGATAACAGTTTTGACAATAGTCTTTTTGCAAGCTTCTAATGTATAGTTCATGAAATCAAGCACGAGTTGCTTGCCGTGTTCATCCAGCTGTCTGTATTTTTTTACAAGCTCATCCATCTCTTCGGGAGAGGCGTTTTCCTCTGTAAGATCAACCATTTCATCCTGAAAAAGATAATTTGCATCACACTGAAGAACCTCGAAAATTTTAAACATAATTTCGATACGTGGCGAACTAATACCACTTTCATAATTTCCGATAGCACCTTTTGTGATTCCGAGCTTTGCGGCAAGTTCAGGCTGCGTATAACCCAATCTCTTCCGCTGATCGCGTAGCCGGGTAGCGAAACTCATACAATCAACTCCTTCGCTTCTCGTTCTCATTTTACCATTAAAACTTAAAACATCAACCGAAAAGTCTATAAAATTTGAGATTTTATATTGATTTACCATGTTACTTGTGATAATATACAGGTAGTCCCAAGTAACATGAGAAACAAGGAGGTGAATTCCTGTGGAATGGAGCGATGTTGTTATCACTAATATTGAAGGAATCATTAAAAAGAAAGGATACCTTCAAAAAACCGTTGCGGCTCGTGCGGGGATTCCTGAAAAGACATTCAGCAATATGTTAAATGGACGGAAACTCATTTTGGCTGAGGATATCCCTCCCATTGCTCAGGCCTTAGGTTGCAAAATTAGCGAGCTTTATACATATCCCAGGAACATAGCATGAACTTCCACCTAGAGCTAAGGAAAAGCAGCTGCCGACGACTGAGAAAAAACTGGACCGGCAGCCGGCTGCGCATCCTAGATGTCCGGGCACACGTGCTGACAGCCACGCGGGTCCCAGGGTGGGAAGAGTGCCAAATAAGGTACTACCCCGCCGTGGGCCGCATGTCCATCCGCGGCCCTACGGGGCAGTATATCGGCTGGTCGGACAGCCTGGCGGATGCTCTAGACCAGCTGGCGAGGGCCGATACAAGCCAAGTATTGCCCGGAAACGGGCTTTTAAACGGAAAGGAGCCAATGCAATGAAAAAGTATCAACTGACCGGCCAACCCATCTATGTTGGCGAGATTTACAACCACAACGGTGACCTGTACCGGGTGGAGAGTTTCGATGAAGGGTACACCGAGCCGAAAGTGACGCTGCGGCGCATCAAGGACGGAACGATCTTCGACGTAGAGGCCCCGGCGCTGTTCCTGACGCCAACGGGCGTGCAGCTGCTGTGGCCGAGGGAAGTAAACTGTTTCTGCTCCGCGATGGAGCAGGCAGTCTGAAGGAGGGCTTCCCGATGAACGAGTTAAAAGGCAATTTTAAGGCTGCTTACGATGTGTTAAAACGCGCAGAGCGCTGCGTGCTCCTTCGCAGCAAGGCGGCGAACCCGTTACACACTTACGCCGTGGGCAACGTAGACAGCAACGGCCTTGTATTCGGCCTTGTGCTGAAAACAGACCCGGAGGCAGCCGTGCGGGAGTTCCGCACACGGGCTTTCCCGAGCTGGTCGCCCTGGATGTATTCCAGGGCTTGACACGCCCCCGCCCCGAAAAGCACGGAACATAGAAGCCGAAACGGCCTGCCGGGACCCTCTGCCGGAATGTCGTAGAAAGGGCAAAAAAGCCGCTTTACACGCCGTGTTTTTCAAGATGATTCAAATCCAACATTGTTTTTTGACAAAACTACCAAAGAGACGGAACAAAAACAAGCCCAAAACGGGCGTTTTACCGTGACCGAAAGTGTAGATTTCGGAAAATGTTGAAATGTGCCACAATAGTAAAAAGCCGAAACGGCCCGGTGGGCCGTCTGCCGGGAATGGCCGCCCGGCACTGACGATGGCAGGCTAAATAAAAAAGCCCGCACGAGGCGGGCGGAAAGGAGTATGCGAAAATGGAGAAAAAGCTTTGGCTCAACGCGGAGGGAAAAGTCATGATGGGCAATCAGGAACTCCCTCGGTGCAGGGTCCTTTCGATGGAAGCTTCGAGTGAACGCCGTTTTGTTCGCGTTGCATTCGAAATTGAGGTTGAAGAGTTGGATATCCAATTTCAAGCTATAGTGCTAGATGAAGAATGCGGCGATCCCTCCAACAACTGAGAATGCGGAAGACACATAATCTAGGACTTCCTTTAATCCGGTTTTAAAGCGGTTCTCCATATACACGAGCGCACTGTGAGAGAGGGAAAAGTTTCCAGCCATATCTGATTCAACAGCAAAGGCTTCGCTCAGTTCATGCAAAATGTCTCGATAGTCACTATCTGAAAGATCGGGAAACAGCTCGCTTCTCCATGATTCAGAGACATAAAATTCCATTGCATCCGATCGAGGCGTCCCGTTTTTTACTCGTTTCAGAAAAATTGCGTATACCAGGCAAAGGAATTTGTCAGAAGCTTTTGTTAAAGTCACGCTAATTCACCCCCTTTCTACTCCAGTATAGAGCATAAAGAGGGCCAAGACAAGGAGGAACAAGATGAAGCTTACAATACGAGATGACGAAATCACTCCCGCAGGGCGAAACGGGTTTCTCGACAATGTGCCTATCCCTTGGACTTCCAAGGTAGACGTTACAGAAATCTGCCAGACTGGACGTGTCAAAGTGCGCGTTGAGTGCAGGCTGCCGATGTGCGGCACAGACGGAAAGGATGAAAATAATGACTTACCACATTAAAGACGCACTGAAAAAACAGTTCGACCTGCTCTCGCAGGCGTCCGAGACATGTGTAGACGGCGATGAACTCAGCACTCTGACGCACGCAATGCTTCAGGTCTGCGAGTTTCTTGAAAGGATCGAGCAGGATGAGGCCGCGCAGCACAGCCCTGATAAATGTAGCCGCCCTGCGCAGATGGATCTCCATGCCGCGGACGGAAAGACAGTGGCCGCCCTGCGCAGGGGCGTGCTGGAACACGGCATTCCCGATGAGCCAATGGTGGACGATGGTGAGGAGCTGCGGCCGTGCTGGCATGGTGGGCCGTTGAATGGCGGGGGCAAGGTGTTTGAGCGGCTGATACGTGACCTTGAAGCGGCGGGCGCGCCGGCAGATTTCTTCCGGGGGAAGTGTTATCAGGAAGTTTTGCGCGACATTGCGGATGTGCTTCAAATCGAGAAGCTGGCAAACGAAGCCGCGCGAATGGTTGCAGGCATCGCCGCCGACCGCAGTAAGAGAGATGCTGACGCATGAACGATTATGAGAAGCTGATGCAGGCGGCAGAATTTGTGCGGAAGTATCTGGAAGAGCACTGTGGCTTGAACATAGAGATACGGATATCTCGCGACCGCGTGGATGTTCTGCGCTGCGAGTTCGGCATCCCGTTCAGCCGGACGATTCCGGACGAAGAAGATGAATAGCCGAAACAGCCCTTCGGGGCTGTCGTGCGGGGGCTGACCGCCCCGCGCCTGATGATGGCAGGTCAAGGCAGGTGATTTTTTTGGAAGTCATGTTGAATGCCAGTGAATATTCAGCGCTGGCGGGAATATCGGAAAGGCATGCACGACGCTTGGCTGAAAGTGGAAAGTTGAATGTAATGTCTACTATAAATGAGAGAAATAGGCCATCCTATCTCTTTTTCTTGTCCTCCCTCCCCCTCGACGCCCAGCACCGGTGGTACATGCAGCAGGGCGAAAAGGCAGAGACAACGGCGGCGCTGGAGGCGGCGTCCGCCGCATCAAAGGCGGGCAAGCGCCCGCCGAGCCGCAAGGAGCTGGACGCATACACGGTGGAACAGCGCGGCCAGATCGCGTTCTGGATGGATACAGTGGCGGAGTGGCGGGAGTTCCGCCGTGGCTCCGGCAAAGCTGAGGAACTGGACCGGGATTTCGTTGAACGGCTGAAGGCGCGGCATCCGGGATTGCAGATCAGCAAGGCAACGCTGTACCGCAAGTGGCAGGCCGTGCGCACGGGCGACTGGGACAGCCTTGTGGAGAACCGAGGCAAAGCCCGCAAGGGGCAGAACAGCATCCACCCTGCGGTATGGGAAGTGTTCTGCGGCATCTACCTGCAGCAGACAAAGCTGAGCGTGGAACGCAGCATGGAGCTTACGGAAGAATGGGCGATGCAGAACGCGGTGAACGCGCTGCCGCTCCCATCGGCGGCAACGTTCCAGCGTGCTGTGCGGGAGAAGATCCCGCCGGAGACCTTGTGCTTCACACGGGAGGGGCCGCGGGAATGGTGGACACTGTACAGCCCGTACATTGCCCGGCGCTACGGCAATATGGTGAGCAACCAGATGTGGGTCGGCGATACGTATACGCTGGATATCTTCACCCTCGCAGAGAGCGGGCAGGTGCACAGGATGTACTTATCCGCCTGGGTGGACGCACGCAGCGGCATTTTCACAGGCTGGAGCCTTTCGGGAGAAAGCAAGAGCCAGAACAGCGTGAACGCGCTGCGTGACGGCTGCGTCCGGCAGGGCACGATGCCGCTGGACAACCTGTATACAGACAACGGCCGGGAGTTCCTGACGTTCGATTTTGGCGGGCGGGGCCACCGCGCAAAGGCGGTGCTTGCCAACGGCGAAAAGCCGTTCCAGCCGCTGACCATCATGCAGCGGATGGAAGTGGAAATGACGAACGCCATCCCGAAGAACTCACGGGCGAAGGTGGTGGAACGTTCTTTCAAGGCACTGAAGGACCGCGTCATGCGGCTGTTCCCCACGTTCACGGGCGGTTCCCCGGCGGAACAGCCGGAGCAGCTGAAGGCGATCCTGAAATCCGGCAGAAAGGTGCCCACGGACGCCGAAGCACGGGACACCCTGGACAAGCTCATCCAGTACGACCTCAACTATTCAAAGTACGACGGCCCGGTGGTGAAGGACAAGGGCAAGCGGAAAATTGACGTATACAACGAGTATAGTATCCGCGAAAAGGTGCCCGCAGACCCGGCGGTGCTGCGGCTGATGCTGATGCGCAGCACGAGGCCGCTGAAGGTGGGCCGCGCGGGCGTCGTGACCGTCATCAACGGCGTGCCGCTGAAATTCTGGAATGCCGACGTTCGGCACTACATGGACCGGAGGGTATACATCCGGTACGACCCGGCGGATCTTTCAGAGGTGCGGCTGTACGATGCGGAAACGGACGCATACCTGATGACGGTGGAGCGCAGCCCTCTGGAGGCGGACTACGGCGAGGACCCGGAGGTACTGAAGGAGCTGCTGAAGCTGCAGCGGCAGACGCAGCGCGCTGTACGCAACGAAGCCCGCGCACTGCAGGCACGCGGCGAGGATATCGACCCCGTGGCCCTTGCGCTGGACATCGCGGCGCGAAACGCGGCCGGGCCTGTGGCAAAGAAAAACATCAAACAGACGCAGATCCTGTACGACCGCGAGGCCGGGCAGGCTCCGGCGCTGCCTGTGGCGGTCGGAGACCCCGGCGACCTGGATATCGCACAGATGAACCGCAACTATTTAAAGTGGATGGAAGGAGCAGACGACGATGGAGAAGAGATATAACAAGGAGCTGCAGGAACGGACAAGAGCGTATGTCGAGGCCGGGACCAGCCAGGCGGAGCTTTCGCGGCGGCTGGGTATGAACAACAGCAGCTCACTGAGCCGGTGGCTCAACAGCTCGTACAACGGCGACGTGGAAAAGATTGAGAAGGCGCTGGAGGAATATTTCCGGGCGCAGGAGGCGGCCGAGGAGATCGCCGAAAAGGCAGCGCCGTACCGCCCGGCCGTGGACTATGTGCCCACCAGCATCAGCGAGGACGTATTTCAGAGCATCCGGTACTGCCAGCTGCACCGCTGTGTGACCGTGCTGCATGGGGACGCGGGCGTGGGCAAGACCAAGGGCGCGGAGAAGTTCCTGCGGGAAAACCCCTCCAGCACTGTGTACATCAGCATGACACCCAGCACGGCATCTTTGAACGGTGTGTGCAGGGCGCTTGCAAAGGCTTTAAAAATCGGCGGCAAACACAACCGGATGGACATGATGGAGGAGGTTCGGACACGCCTTGCGGGCACGAACAAGGTGGTGATCGTGGACGAAGCACAGCACCTGAAGCTGCCGGCTATCGAAGAGCTGCGGTCGCTGAGTGATCCGGACATCGCGACCGGTACGCCGGGCAACGGCGTTTGCCTGATCGGCAACAGCGAGGTGTACGACCGCATCCGCGGCAAGGCACAGGCGGAATTTGCACAGATCTTCACGCGGGTGAAGATGCCGCGGCAGTACCGCTCCAGCCGAATCACAAAAGAGGATGTCCGCAGCCTTTTCCCTGCCGTAAGCGACGAAAAGGAGCTTGCAGTGCTGCTCGGCGTTGCGCGCAGCGTGTACAGTATCCGGACGGCACAGGACATCTACATGAAGGCGGTCGAGCTGAACGACACGAGCTGCGAGGGCCTGCGCAGGGTGGCAAAGGCCCTGCAGGTGAACCCCGCGCTGTAAGGAGGGCTTCGGACAATGAAAACGATGAAAACGGTTGTTGTATTTTTAGCCGGAGCCGTGGCGGGGCTGATGCTGGCGGCGTGCCTGACGGTGCAGGGCTCCCACCCCGGCGTATTCGGCGGCGAAGCCCTTATCCTGCCGCTGATGGGGCTGCTGCTGTATGTGGGCTACGAGGCCGGGCAGCTTGCCGCGCTGGCGCAGGCGGAACAGCGGAGGCGCAGAACACGGAAAGGAGGAAACGTAGATGGAGTTTACAATCAACACACTGCTGGGGATATCTGTGATCCTCGGCGCACTTGTCATCGTGGGACTGCTGTATGGATGGGTACTGAAGGTCATCAATTGGACGTGCTGGGAATGGGAAAGGATGACCCGAAGGCGCGATGGCTGGGCGATCTTGTTTGAATACCACCGCCACCGCGAGGAGTTCCTTGCCTGGCGTGAAGAACAGAAAAAATAACCGGGGCCGGATGGCCCCGCCGTAATGCAGCCGCGCCGATGGCGTGCCGGTCCCAAGCCCGGGAAAATGCAGAGGGCGGCGAAGGAGGTGGACATAACGCTGAGTGAACAGGATAAATCTGAAATCCGGGCGTCATACAGAAACGCGATCGACCCGCGCCAGCATGTGAAAATCCTGATGGAACTGTATCTTGCAAGCCGCGAGGAGATCGAGGAGGCGCTGGGCTTTACACATAAGGAAGCACGGCGCCCAATACGGCGGCACACGGATGCAGGCAGGCCCAACACATACGCCAAGCATCCAATAGAGGTCAAGCAGCGTATCGTGGGACTTGTGCTGAGCGGGAGGACCTACGAGGAAGCCGGCGCAATGTATGACGTTTCGAAAAACACTGTGGCAACCTGGGTCATGAAGTACAGGCGCGGCGAGCTGCCGCCCATCCTGCCGAAGGAGGAAGAAGTTAATGCCAAACTGTAAGTTTTGCGGCAAGCCCGTAATATCCGCGCACGTGATGCACGCGCACTGCTGGGAACAGAAAGTCATGGAGCTGATGGAAACTGTCTGCGACAACTATTGCCGCTGGCCACTTGAGTGCCGGAGCTCCGAAGATCTGGAGGAAAATCACTGTAACGATTGCGTGATGATTCAGGCACTCAACCTCGGGCTGTGAGTATTGGAAAAGGCCCCGCACACGCGGGGCCCGGCACTCAACCCCAGACGATATCCAGCGGCGGCTCATCCGGATGGAGGTTGTTCCATGCCTCAGCGATGTCTAGCGGCGCAAGCGCAAATCCCTTTTTGGAAATATGCGCACCGTAGCCCAGACCAGCAAGAGCCTTGCACACTGTGGCGGCGACACCTCGGGACATGTCCGTGAGCCATGTGCGGATCACGATGGCCTGCAGCTCGGAGACTGCCTGCTGCTTCAGCATACCAAATTGCCGCGGCGAATCATCGTCCCGGAGCACAACGCGGCCGAGCAGAAAGTCATATACACCGGGGTCAAAGTCTTTTCCCGCGTTCCAGTCGGCAACCAGATTCGCCAGCACAGTGTGCGCCTGCACTTGATCAACGGCTTCGGCTTCGCGGACTACGCTTTCGCCGGCGCATTCAATAACGAGGGCACGCAGTTCATCAACGGTCACGGGATCGCCTCCTTTTTTCTTCAGTATACGGCAAACGACCCTCTTTTTCAATCCGGACAATGTATGCGGGGCCGCGGCCCAGGAGGGCCGGCGTAGCCGGTCATAACGGCAGCCCCGCACAAAAAGCCCCGCCCGGGACGAAGAAGCCGGGCGGGGGTCTTTAAAGGAATATGGCACGGCATGGCTTACCGTACCACATGTACAGGATACCACGGCCCGGCGGCCGTTTCAACTCTGTTTTTTTAGGAGCGTGACAGGATTGACCATTCAGCAGTGGCGCAGCCTGCGCCGGAACCGAAGATGCAGGTACTGCGCACATTCTCGTGTCTTTCATGGCCGAGATGGAGATATCATTTCTGCGAGGCCAAAGGAAAGCTCGTGTATGAGGGCCTGCCCCGCTGGTTCTGCCAAGTATACACGGTGGAGGAGGATTTTTGATGACGAAAGAAGATTGGAAAAAAGCGAAAGAGCAGCTGGAGCGGCCTTGGCCATACAGCCGTGTGGATCTGGAAGCTGACGGTTACGATGTGACGCTGGAGATGCAGCCCATGAACGATATGTTTCACAAAGGCATCCTCGTGTACGTAAACGGACACTTTAAAGGCAGCTGGCTTGTACAGGACTGCGAAGAGCGGCGGCGCTTCATGCCGCAGCGGCAAAGGCCGTGCATGAGCCCGCAGCAGATCGCGCGTTACAACAAGCTGTCGAAGCGTATGCAGAAAGAGCTGCAGTATCTGCGGGACGGGACATACACGGAGTATTCCACGCACTGGACAAGCTGGGGCCCGCTGGTGAAGCACTTTGAAGCCAACAACAAGGACATCCGGCTGAAGGAGGATGATCGGTAATGGAGAATTTCCTGATGCACATGATTGCCGGCAGAACCGGGGTTTGGCTCGGATGCCTTCTTGTAACGCTGTTCTGCATGCTGATTCATTTTATCCGATGGGCTATAGAGGAGATTTCCGACCAGTGGCCGCGCTGGCGGCGTGAGCGCCAGAACCGGAAAGCAATCCACCAACTGTGGCGCACATACGGGCGCAAGCCGCCGCGCGGCCTGTAAGGAAGAACAAACGTGGGCGCTTTGGTACGGCGGCGGTCGTGCGGCGAAAAGTACGCACCAGTGGAAGAGGCCAAAGTAAAACGAAAAATGCCGCATCCGGGGCTGTGCCCCGGCCGTAATGCAGCCCCCAGCCCGATTGGGCCGGGGCCGGTCCCAAGCCCGGAAAATGCAGAGGGCGGAATTTCGAGAAAGGATGTGGATACATATGGCAAGAACGAAAGTTGAAAGAATCCCTGTGCTTCGGGATTGGTCGGCCGTGGACGCTGCGCTGCAGGAGATGCGGGAATGCAGGTTCTCGCTGACAGAGTTGGATGTGGAGCAAAAACGGCGGATCGACGACCTGAAGGGACAGTACAAAGAGCGGGAGACGGCTCTGCAGAACCGGTACAAACGGCTGGCCGCTGAAGTAGAGGAATATGTGAGCGCACACCGGGCCGAGCTTACAGGTAAAAGCCGCCGCCTGAAATTCGGCGTAGTGGGCTACAGGCTTTCCAGCTCCCTGGTGACAAATCTCGGCGAGGCGGACACCATCGCACTTCTGGAGGGCATGGGACACACGGAGCTCATCAAGGTGACAAAAAAGCTGGATCGTGCGGCGCTGATGCGTCAGCCTGCTGAGCTACTGGACCGGGTAGATGCATGGATCAAAACACGGGATACGTTCGGGATCGACATCGACGACCCTGAGCCGGAAGCGTAACGCAAGAAAGGGGGAGCAGCCATGGGCGCTCAAAGACAGGAAAAAGACCGGATAAAATACATCTATGCGCTGGGCCGTGAGCTTGGTTTGTCTGATCCGGCACTTGGACATGACGATGACCTGCATGTCCTGGTGGAAGGCGTCACGGGCTGCTCTTCCATTAAAGCCCTCTCGGAGGCTGAAAAAGAAGCCGTTATCCATGAGCTGCTCCGCCGCAAGGCTGCGGCCGCACCGGAGACGCTGCACAAGAGCAAAAAACCGCGTCATTACGATGAGGTACCGGGCCGCATGACTGTAAAGCAGCAAAAATACGCCTGGTTCCTCATGAGCGAGATCGACAAATACGACCCGCCGCTGAACGATGCCGCGCTGCGCTACCGCCTGAGCGGCCTCATCACTAAACAGTTCCGCATGACCAGCTTCCCAGAAGACCCCTTCCGCTTCCTGACGCGTGCCCAAGGCGCAGCGCTGATCAACGGGCTCAAACGAATGGCTGAGGAGGCGGAACTGGAATACCTGCGCAGTGAAAAAGGCCGGAAGGCCGCGGGGGCGTCCGAAAAATGAGGAATGAACTACTGAAGGAGCTGCGACTGGAGGACCTGAGCGGCAGCTCTCTGGAACTGGCGGAGGCGATCGGCATGGAAGGCTTCATCCGGCTCGTTGACAACTATGAAGGGACCAGTAACCTGTACGTCCCCAAAGCCTCGGAACTGATCCGCCCTGTCCGCGACGAACTGATCCGGCGGGAGTATAACGGAAAAAACGTCATCGCACTGGCTCGCAAGTACAGTCTCACGGACCGCTCCATCCGTGAGATCGTCAAGGATAAGGCTGCCCAGCTCCGGGAGGAAGAACGAAAAGAGCGCCTGGCCCCGCCGCCCGGCCAAATCTCATTTTGGGGATAAGGCGGAAATATTTTCGAGGAAGCACTTCATATAGAATGCTTCCTAAAAGATAAGGTATGATACCCTCAGACCCGAGGGGATCATGCCTTTTTCTTTTCCCCTCAAAAGATTGGAGGAAAAGGGCGATGACATTCGATCCGGGTACATGGTGGCTGGTGGTGGGCCTGCTGGGCCTTGGCGGCACGGCGCTGGCGTTCCTGCTCAAGCGCAACATGACGGAAAGCGACCGGACAAAGGACCGCGTCACGGAACTGGAGGCGCGCAGCGCCCAAAAGTCCGATGTGGACAAAGCGCTTGAAAAGGTGAACAAGACTGTGGCCGAACAGGGCAAAGCCATTTCCCACATCGAAAAAACGTATGTGGAAAAGGATGAGCTGCAGGCAGTGCGCAAGGAGCTGCGGGAAGAGACCCGCAAGCTTCAGGCGGATATCGAGGATATTAAAGAGAACTGCCTGCGCAAGGATGACTTCCTGCGCCAGATGATGCGTCTGGAGACGATGGTGACAGATATCAATAAGTATTTACGGGAGGGACGGTAAAATGAGCGACAACAACCAGAGAATACAGGCCAATCAGCTGGCGGCGGATACGGGAGCAATCGTGCGCACCATGATGCTCGCCAGCGCGGAATATGAGTTCCTGCGGCTGACGGCCATCCGGTCGGTCATGGCCGGCGGCATGAGCACTGGCGCGATTTGCAGCGCAGTGGACTACCTGGCAGACGGTGGATACATCGAGGTGCGCACGGCAGCGGAGCGGCGCCCCGCGCGCGTGGCGGACGTCCCGATGGAAAGCCTGGAGATTAAGCTGACGCACAAGGGCAAACAGCTGGCCTACGGCAAGCTGGATGACCCTCTGGTGGATATGTAGGAGGGCTTGCGGATGGGACGGCGGAAAAACAGGAGCCGCAGCAAGATTAGCCGGCTACCGCCGGAGGTCCGCAGCACCGTGGACGCCATGGTGCAGTCCCCGGCGGAATTCACGTATAACGATATACGAGAGTACCTCGCCAGTCTTGACGTGCAGATCAGCAAGTCGGCCATCGGGAACTATGCACGCGACCTCATGGCCAGCCTGGAGGCGCTGGCAGTGTCCCAGGAAAGCATAAAGGCCATGATGGAGACGGCGGCGAAAGTGCCTGAGGTGGACGCTGTGGAGATCATCAACCGCATCGCCGGCCAGAAGATCGTGCAGGCGATCATCAATAAACCGGACGAAGAGTGGACGGACGTCGCGCTGGACAAGCTGCTGAGAGAAGCCAACGCCATGACGAAGGCTGTGGCGTACAAGCAGCGGATCGATGTACAGAACAAGGAGGACGTGGCGGCGGCTGCCGATGAGTTGAAGGCGGAGTTCTTCAGCGCCCTGGGCGCAGAGCATCCGGACCTTTACCGTCAGCTGGTCCAGATCCTGGACCGGCGTACAAAGGAGGCACGGCGCTGATGGGCTGGTATGTGCTGCAGGTCATGACCGGGACCGAGCGTGATGCATGCACAGCGCTGCGGCGCAAAGGCGTGCAGGCTCGCGCCCCGGCCCAGCGGATGAATATCCGGCGGCGGGGGCAGTGGCACGAGGAAGAATGCCTGCTGCTGCCCGGCTACATCTTCGTGGGCGCGGAATACACGGCGGCGCTGTTCCACCTCGTCTCCCCTGTCCCCGGCGTCATCCGGTGGCTGGGACTGGAGCTCGGGGAACCGCAGGCGCTGGACACACGGGACGTGCTGCGGTGGCGGTTGGACGACGGGGAAACGTTGGGACTCAGCCGGGTGATGTTCTTCCCCGGTGGCTGGCACGTTCTGGACGGGCCGCTGGCGGAGTTTGCAGGCGATGTGATCCGCATGGACCGCAGGCAGCGGCGCGCATACGTTGTCACGAGCCTGGGCGGCAGGCCGCAGCGCGTCCGCTTCGGCATCATCCCGGTGGACGGTGATGCGCAGTGAAGCGGAAGGACCCGCGGCGCGAATTGGCACGGAGGATCTCCGGTGCAAAGCTGAAAGAGCCGCCGGAACTGTGCACGCGGTGCGTGTGGGCCATGAAAGAGAGCGGCCGCCCCGCCTGCCCGTTCCCCCGTTGCGTGCGGAAAAGCAGCGGCCGTTGAAACAGAAATAAAGATTTTTTGCAAAGACGTATTTCGGGCTTTGCAAAACCACACAGGGAAACCGTGAGCAAACCGGGGTTGATACGTCCTCCGGAACGTGACCGGCGGGCATAGAGGGAAAAAACCGGGCGAAAACGGCCGGATGGCGAAGCATGTCCGCTGAAAACGCACCCTCTATCCCTGCAAGGGGGCTTGATACCCTCTACAATCGGCTGTAAGCCTTTGCAAAACGTTGCAAAAGCTCCGGGCGACAAATCGGCCGTCTGGGTATTTTTCGTCTTACAGGCGAATTTGGGGCGCTGCGCGCGGCACCGGAAAGGAGCGGATACACATGCGGACGAAAACAGAGAGCATCGCCGGCCTTTTGGAAGCCATTGAACGGGCAAAACAGCAGAAGGATTTCAATATTTTAAAGGATTTAAAAGAGCTGCGCGGGAAATTTGGAAAGATACAGAAATGTGACTACCTCGCGCTGCTGGATAAGCTGCTGGAAAAATATAGTGCGGACGAAGCGGCGGTGATCCACGCGGCACTGCTGAAAAAATGCCAGGCCGGCGATATGGACGCGATCCGGCTGTGGACGGAGCTGCAGAAAGAGAGCGGCAGCGGCGCGGCGGAGGTGAACATCGTTGACAGCATATAGCCGCCCGGCGGTGACGGTCGATTTAAAGAACGTGATCGGGCCGGGGTTCTATGATTCGCACCGGGCCGTCCGGGAACAGCGGGCGCACACACTGGTGGAGGAAGGCGGGCGCGGCAGCCTGAAAAGTTCGTTCTGCAGCGTTGAGATCGTGCTGTGGCTGCTGAAGTGGCCGCAAAGCCACGCGCTGGTGATGCGGCAGATGGGAAACACGCTGGAGGACAGCGTGTACTCGCAGATGCTGTGGGCCGTCGCAAAGC